ATTATATTAAACAACATTTTGGAGTATGATATGAGCGAACAGAAACTAATGATTAGTCCTAAAGAGTTAGAGTCTTTGACTGAGTGGATCAAAGATATGAATCCTCAGCCTCATAAGATTAAGCTCATAGGCGGAGGCACTGGAATTGGATTTTGTCTTCGCGCAGAAATTGAAACTGCTGAAGGCGAAGGCCGCTGGAAAGACATCACAGATTACGAGAATTGGTGATACATGAAAGTTCATATAGGTCCCTACAATAGCTGGATTGGTCCTTATCAGATCGCTGATAAGATTTTCTTCTGGATAGATCGTAGAGGTATTTTTGCCGATGATGATCCTCGACATGAGCGCTGGGACTACAAAGCGCATGATAAGTTTGGTGATTGGTTAGCCAGCTTTGATTGGCTTACTAATTTCTGTAACTGGGTTGAGTCGAAGAAAAAGCGCAAAATCGACATTCGTCTAGATAACTATGATACATGGTCAATGGATCATACTCTTTCGCTGATCATTCATCCTATGCTCGTTCAGATGAAGGCTACAAAGCATGGTTCTCCTTTCGTAGACGACGAAGACGTACCTGAGCATTTGCGTTCTGCTGCTGCGCCGCCACTGACAAAAGAAGAAGAAAACTATGGAGCTACGGATAGCCTACATGAAGCTCGTTGGGATTGGATTCTTGACGAAATGATTTGGGCGTTTTATCAGGAAGCAAACGATGATCCTGATGCTCCAGAAAGCCCTAGCGCATATTCGCGTAAGATAGCGGATGGTATCCCATTTGATGATTCGCCAGAAAATCGTATTTCTTGGGAAAAGTATCACGAAGAGAATGCTAAGTTCGATAAGCGTAAGACGAATGCGTTTAAGCTTTTCGGTAGATATTATCGCGCACTGTGGGATTAAAAAATGAGTTTCTATGAGAACTGCCATAATGATAAGCCACTAAGTATCATCGCTGGTCCTTGTGCGTTTGAGAATACAGAACATGCTGTCATGATGGCAGAACACTTGAAAGCCGATTGCGAAAGAATCGGCGAAGTAGTAGGTCGTAAGATTAATTTCATTTATAAGACCTCTTTCGATAAAGCGAATCGAAGTTCCGCGGATAGTAACAGAGGTGGCGGCTTCGACGAGGCGTTTTACGGAATGGAGGCCGTCCGTGGTAGGGGCATAGAAGTCCTCACGGACGTTCACGAATCCTGGCAATGTGCTGCAACGAATGCTGACATTCTTCAGATTCCTGCGTTCCTTTGCCGTCAGACTGACCTTCTTCGTGCTGCTGCAGAAACAGGTAAGCCAGTCAACGTGAAGAAAGGTCAGTTCCTATCACCATGGGAAATGCGTAATGTAGCAGAGAAACTGAGTAAGTTTGGCTGTGATAAGTTCATGTTCACGGAACGAGGTACGACATTTGGCTACAACAATCTCGTAGTCGATTTCCGTTCGCTTGAAATTATGAAACAATACACTAACAGCGTTATCATGGACTGCACTCATGCGGTCCAGCTTCCAGGCGCGCACGGGACTAGTTCTTCGGGTGAGCGTAAGTATGTGCCTCTCATGGCTCGTGCTGCCGTTGCTGCTGGTGTATCTGCCGTGTTTATTGAAGTTCATCAAGATCCGACCAATGCACCTTCTGATGGTCCTAATATGATTTATCTTGACGACTTCTATAAATTAGTATATGATTTAGTAGAGTTGGATATCTTCGTTAAATATCGTTTGAAATTGAGAAAGGATGAAAAGCCGTGGGAAATATCACAGGAAAAGTCTGGGGCGACACCAGCGTAATTATTCAGAATCCACTTGTGGAACTGCATAAGATTAATATTAAGGCTGGTTACAAGTGTTCGGAGCATAAGCATGTACACAAATGGAACGGATTTTATGTTATCTCAGGAACTTTGGAAATCCATGTACGAAAGAATAACTACGAGCTCACTGATGTCACTACTCTCAGAGCAGGCGACTTTACTAGTGTTCGTCCTGGCGAATATCATTGGTTCAATAGCATTTCCGACTGCGTTGCATTAGAACTTTATTATCCAGAAACTCTTAGTGAAGATATCGTTCGCAAGAGCGTTGGTGGTAAGTCTACTATAGAAAAGCTGAATTCTATGAGCGGTCAGGTTACTATGGGTTTGGAAAACTTAAACTATCCAGACCTAAAGACTTATGCCTATACTGTTGCCAGTGTTACTTCCCCCTGCTGCAATGTATGCGATATCGACCCTATGACTAATAAGTGTCGTGGATGCGATCGCACCCCAGCTGAAATTAAAGCATATGGGCTTAATCATATTCCTGAGGGATACAACAAGTGACAGAAACAGTAGTCGCGAGCGTGATGAGCGCGAACACCTTCATTTCAATGGTCGAAAATCGTATCGGCGAACAGGGTATGAGCTATCTCGAAGCGATTACTGATGTCTGCGAAAAGACTGGCTTGGAGTTCGAGAACGTCTCCAAGCTAATGACTCCATCTATGCGTAAGTTGCTGGCAGCAGAAGCAACTACACTTAATCTCCTGAAACGCACTGGATCACGGTTACCAATCTAATGGCTATCACTATACCATACGGGAATAAGAACAACTATACGACTATGCGCGATCTTGGTGAGTGGATTCGAAGTCTTAAACTTCCCAACATTGTGTTCATGATTAGTCCTTTGACCGATGATTTTACTATCTTGAATAAAGATAATAAAAATTCACAAAGAATAACTAGATATGCACTTGAAGATGCAGCAAATCCGCACGAAGTTATATTAGAGGCTATCAGTAATATCATGGCAGTACCTATTGACAAAATTGGCGATATCATTCGCGAAGCGGCGAATCCTAAACCCGTGACATACACAACTGATAATACTGCGGATCAGTGGGTCGTAAATCCAAACGGATCTATCACTAGGTCTAGTCCAGGCGTCATGATTGGTATTGGAGGAAGTGGAGGAAGTGGAATGTGGGGTGGAGGTTCAGGAGTTATACCAACAACATATTCCCCTATGGTTGGACATGGTGGTCACGTCGGTTATGTTCCGTTGAGCGACGAAGAAATCTTATCTCGTGACAAGACGTTTAGTCCGTACGAGCAAGCTCTTATCACTACTGCTAAACAAAAACTCAAGCAGAAATACTGGATGTACATTCCTAGTCAACTTATGTACAGTAAGCATATCGTTATCGCTGGTGGTTGTTGGACTTCACTATTTCATGGTGATACTCCCCATGATATCGATGTGTTTATCCTAGACGATATGAAGGCTAAGCAATCGGTTCATAAGCACATCGAGGAAATCAAGTTTAAGAATCCTTCAAGCGAAATCATCAAGGAAGGCAGCTCAAACTATATGGATAATGATAGCATCGAATATACTGCGTTTGATATGATTTCTAAGTTGCAGTTTATCACTACGAAGTATGCTACTAGAAGAGAACTTGTGGCACATTTCGATATGCTGCATTGCTGTGTTTCGTATACACCTTGGGATGATAAGCTCCATATCAGTCGTGATGTGTACGATACTATCATGAAAAAAGAAATCCGTGCTCAGTCGGGTGTTATGGAGCTTGTTAAGCCGTGGCGAATTGAAAAGATGAAAGAGCGAGGTTGGAAAGTTGGAAGGAATTAAAGCCTACCAAAAATACCAAGCACTCAAACTCCATTTCACTAGCGACTACGACTTCATCAAGTATGGCGGCAAAGTCCGCAAGATATCTGATGAATCATTTCTAAAGCGCAAAGATCAGTTCCTATTTCGTAAGCTCGAACGCAAGTATGATGACAACGAGTTGACTGATTTCTTTGTAGCGAATTTCGTTTCACAAGCTGGCGTTCGTTGGGTTGGTGAAATGTCTGGTCCTGAGTCTGAGAAAGTTTACAATGCCTGGAAAGGTCGTATGGAAACCTTCTCTTATCACCTGAAGCAAGATCTAGAATATATAAAAGACAACGGCGACTGGAAACAGTGCATGACCTGCGTTGATACCCATCCTGCTCTAATGAAAATGTATCTGGGTGGGAAAATCAAAGCAGAAACTATTATTGCGTTCGACGTATTCACTGGCGATATGCTCGAAAAGTGGAACGCATTAATTGACGATCCTATCATATGGCCTGAGGTGTATCGTCAACTATCTAAGTACAGGCCTTTTGTTCGCGTTGAACGTGAAGTGATAAAAAAAGTCATGAAGAGCGTTTTTCTATCTTGACGATTACTATATAATGCTATATTATGATAAACGTGGATTAGAAGTTATACACTACATACAAAACATACGGAGACATACAATGAATGAATCTTTTTCTGCTCTAAAGCGTCAACGCACTTCTTCTCTCGAGCGTTTGACCAAAGAAATCAACAAGCTTGCTAATAAGGAAACCTCGTCAAACGAAGATGATCGTTTCTGGCAGCCTGAAGTTGATAAGGTCGGTAACGGTTATGCCGTTATTCGTTTTCTTCCTGCTCCTGTAGGTGAAGAACTTCCGTGGGTTCGTCTTTGGAATCATGGTTTCCAAGGTCCCGGCGGTTGGTATATCGAAAACTCTCTCACCACTCTTAATCAGCCCGATCCTGTATCTGAAATGAATTCCAAGCTTTGGAACTCAGGTAATGATAAAGATAAGGAAATCGTACGTCAGCGCAAGCGTCGTTTGACTTACATCACCAATATCTACGTTGTCAAGGATCCTGCTCATCCTGAGAACGAAGGAAAGGTGTTCCTGTATAAGTTTGGTAAGAAAATCTTCGATAAGATCAACGAGAAGATGAATCCTCAGTTCGAGGATGAGACTCCTATGAATCCTTTCGACCTTTGGGCTGGAGCTGATTTCAAGCTCAAGATTCGTAAGGTTGAAGGTTATCGTAATTACGACAAGAGCGAGTTCTCTGAGTCTGCTCCGCTGTCTGACGATGACGATAACATGGAAGCTATCTGGAAGGGTGAGTACTCACTGGCTGAGTTGATTGCTCCAGATAAGTTCAAGTCTTATGCTGATCTTAAGGCTCGTTTGGATAAGGTTCTGTCTGAACCGTCGGGCGCTGGTCGCAAGGTCGAGGAAGACGATATCCCTTTTGAACGTCCTACTGCGCGTCCCGTAGCAGCGCCTGCAGTAGGTAAGTTCACGCCTGCTAAGCCAATGAAGGCTGTAGACGACGACGATCTCGAATTCTTCAACAAACTTGCTGAGGATGACGATTAATCGTAGGGTTTATTCCTTTCCCCTACGACTACCTGGGAGAGCTTCGGCTCTCCCTTTTTTATTGATACTGAACGTTTTGTTTCTTTAAGAATTCCTGTATGTGAGGATTAGTAGCGCTCAATGGGAAATTTTGTCCAGCGACGTTATTACCTTCTCCACCATCAGCAGAACTACTGTTTGTTGTTGATGAGTTGTTCATCACAATAGGAGGAACTAATGGTTTCATCGTTTTTTTAGCCTGAGCTTCGGCTGATTGATTTTTAATCCATTCTCCAGCCTTATCTTGCGCCGTAGATTTCCATTGAGGTTGGTCAGCTTGTTTTGTTATTTTTGCATATTCTTCAGCGCTATACGCACCAGAAACTAAAGCTGGCATACCATAATCTCTAATTCGATTAGCAAGTTCACGCTTAGTCATTGTTGAAGGTGGTTTATCGGGATCTACTCGTTCGCCTCTGGTTAGTTTATCTATTATTTGTTTTTCTTCTAAACCACCTTTTTCTATAGTAGCACCTTCTACTTCAGGGTGAGGAAGCTGTTGTTGATACATACCCATTTGCTCTTTAGATTTAAATCCTTCGAGCTTATTGAGTTCTTCATCGCCACCAGCAACCATACGAGGTTTGAACTGACCTGAAATTTTTGTTTTGCCACTGCCTGCTTTTGTTGGTGTTCCTTGCTCATCGAAAGGTAGTTCACCTGTAGATTCGATATATTTCTTACGAACTTCATAATCACCTTTAGGATCTATTGCACCCTTTTTAGCAAAATCTTCGATAGTTTTTTTACCTATCAGGTCTTCAATAGTTTTCTTTCGTATTTCCGCGAGCGAAGGACCAGAAGGTTTAAAACTCGTATCGTTTCCTAATTCTGCTCCACCAGTTTCTTGCTTTTCTCCAGGCTTTAAAGCCTGTTTTGGTTTCATAGAATTTATTGCATTGTCAGCAGCTTCTTGCGACCAAGGCTCGGTTGGTTCGGAATTACTAATTGCCTCACTTAATTTCTGCTGAGCAGTTGTTTGTTGTTCATAATAAGCATCCATCATTTTTTTTCTTTTATCAGGATCCTTTTCTCTCATAGCCATTGCATAATCGTTGATACGACCTTCTGATTGTTCAATCAATTCTTTAGGAATCGTACCAAAATTACCGAAGTTTTTATCTCCTTCAAATCGCTTAGTTGTTCTAGATAATTCTTCTTTATATTCTGGCGTATTCTGCTGTGATAATAGCGAAGTTATATCTTTGCCATTTCCGCCTTTTCTCTTATCCATCTGAAGAAGAGCTACTTTTTCTGCTTTGTTTAATTTATCCCACGCAGTTTTAGCATCGTTCTCTGGTATTTCTGCGCCTCCAGTCCCATCAGTTTTTTCATCAATTTTCTGAGGCGTTCCTGGTGCGACTCCTGGAGTAGGTTTCGATTCAGCAGCTCCTCCTATATTCGCTGGAGCTCCTATGCTATCAATAGTACTGCGCATAGGATTACCGCCGCGTGAACGTGGCGTAGGAGCTGCTGTTGTAGGAGAACCGCCTCCTTCATTGACAGCTTTTTGTTTTGCTTTTTCTTCAGGAGAAATTTCTGGACGATTACTATCAGCTTTAATTTCGCCTTTTCTTTCTTGGCGCGCAGCTGGATTGCTTGGATTCTGAGGACCTAAAGGATTAGCAGCTGAAGGCGCAACTTCACCAACACCACCTCCAGGAGGACTAGCCGGAACAGGATCTGGATCATTAGCACGTATACTTTTGAATCCTGGATATTGATATTCAGGGCCACGGCTAGGGGTTGGAACACCACCTCCAGGAGGACTAGCCGGTGCAGCTAATGGAGCAGCAGCAGGTGCTCCAGTTTCTACTGGTTTCTGAGTGTTAATATCAAATCGTCTACCATCTTTTGTTGTGATGATACCTTTACTTTGATCATAAGTCAAACCGTCTGCTTTTTGCGAAAGGTTATTATCTTTTAAAGTTTTTTCCATCAACTTTATACGATCACCACCGCCGATATTTCTATTTCTAGCATCTTCGGTAATCTTAGATTGCGTTTCTTGCATATCCTTATATTCTTGGGTCTCCATACGAGCTTTATATTTTTCTTTAAGCCCTAATGCGTCTTCAACCATATCAGCAACCTTAGCTATACCAAACATAGCTGCTGCAAATGCGGTGAAAGTAGCTGTTCCTGCTAGAAGAACAAGACCAACAGGAGATACGGCAAATCGAGCCAATCCACGAATAATACTCTTACCTAACCCGAAAGCATCCAATGCAGTTTCTAGCATATCCATAAATGTAGAATTTGGTGCTTGCTTTTTCTTTTCATCAGGTGTTCTGTTGTTTTTCTTATACAAATCAGGAGAACCTAATCCTGTTGCACCTGCTCCTAGTGAAGCATTAGTAGCCTGATTTTCTTGGTGTGCCCTTAACACAGCACGTAAGAATTCTGTACGGCTAGCAGTCAATTCACTATTCAATGTTCTGAAACGCATAGTGATATTACGATTAAGATCAGCTATAGAAACTAAAATCTTGTCAAACCCTACAAGAGTTTTCTTAGCAGAATTATGCATGTTTAATAAAGGTTCATTGATTTTCTTTATCATCTTAATTGTAGATCTAATCATAGGATCAGGCATCATAGTAGAGCCTGTTTGTTCTGAAGAAGATCCTTTAGCTTTGCCAGTCATAACATTACCAAAAAAAGCTGACACGTTAGGACGTTGTTGCTTTTCTTTTTGTCCTTGATTAGATAAATTCGATATAGTCATTAGAATAATCCTCTCAGACCTTTACCTATTGCAAAACCTGCGAGTTGAGCTACTGAATCAAGCGGATTAAAACCATCCGTTGACCTTGTCACAGAAATTTGTCCGCGACTTATAGTTCGCGTATTATTTACAGTTTGTGTATTGTTATTGATAATAGGTAATATAACTGGTTCTTGTTCAGCTGCTGTTTGTTTATTTTCAGCAGTTCTTGAGTTTTCATTAAATTGTTTTCCTTGCAATGGTTTCTGCGGAACAGGTGTCATCGTAGGAGGAACAGCACTTAATGGATTAGGAGAAGGTGTTTGTGATGCTGTAGGTGAAGGTGTTTGTGGTGCAGCTGCTGTTCTAGTGTTATCATTTTGAGCAGGAGATGGAGATACAACACAAGGGCATCCTTGAGTAGGTTGTTGCTGAGGTGTTTGTAACATAGGAGGAATAGCGAATGCAGCTTGTAGGATGTTATTTAATATTGCTGTCATAGGATTCTGTTGTTGGCCGCCAGTAGCTATAGCGGCAACCGACATAGCAGGAGCCGCAATAGGCGCTTGAGCAGTGGATGCAGAAGGTGTTATTGATAAATTCGCATTAGCTTGAGTTGGTGCTGGAGCTGCCGCAGGAGCACCAGGAGTAGAAGCGGCAACCTGAGCATCTGCTGTAGGCGCAGCACCACCAGCTGGAACTTCTATGTGCATATGATTATAATGTCCAGCTGAACGCCATATAACAGTATATCCAGCAGCTTTAGCTTTCGCAGCAATATCATCGAATCTTGGACCCCAGACAGGATCATTCGCTTCGACTATGCCATATCCCGCATTTACGTCAATCGCTCGACCTTCATAATGACCACGTCCTCTATGGACTGGATTAACTCCACCGAATGACGGATTTTCAGATACTCTTATTCCTTGACCCTGTAACCACTTACCCGCTCCTACAATATCTCCTGTAGGTATAGTTCCTCCTCCGCCTCCTGGCGTTTCAGCTGGACCAGGAAGGCCTGGAACATTACCTGCTCCTGGACTAACAGAAGCATTCTGAGTGGGAACAGGAGTACCTGAAACTGCTGGAGCAGTACCAGGTTCAGCAGGTGCTGCTTGTTCTGGTGAGCCTTGTGCTGTTGCGGTGTCAGGTGCCGCAATTCCAGCTTTATCGGAAGCAAATTCACCGCTCTGTAAAAATTGATTATATGCAGCGATTTTTTTAGCTTCTGTTGACGCAACTGGATTTCCCACACCTCGCGCAATACTCGTATATGTGTCGCCACCTTTTCTAGTTGTCATCATATACTTAACAGCAATTTCTGCTGCTATCGCAGGATCATTAACTAATTCAGGATTGCCTACTAAATCGAATCCTGTTGCTGCAGCATACTTTTGATAGTTACCTTTGAACGTAAGCTGGATAAATCCGCGACCACGATACTTATATCCTTCGTCCGGACCATTACCATATTTTCCACCATAAACAGCATTAAAGAATAATACAGGATCAGCTTTTATCTGATTGAGTTCAGCATCACTCATTCCACCGAGTTTAGATTTGAATATTCCGCGAATTCTTTCGTTGCTCGTTCCAGAATAAGAAACTTCAGATTGTAGTTTGAATCCTGATTCACCCTGAATAACAGCAGCCATGGCTGCACGTTCTTCAGGGTTTGTAACACCATACTTATTCATTGCTGCAATAAGATATTGTCTGTTTTGACCAGGACTAGAATTAGGTGCTGGTGCGTCTATCCTTTGTGAACTACCAGGAGCAACAGTTGAAGATGATCCATTAGGCACAGAACCGCCAGACGCAGGTGCTGTAGAACCTGTTCCTATTGATTCTGGAGCTCCTGGACTAGCAGAAGCTGTTTGTGGTGCTGCTGGTGTAGGAGCCCCAACTCCTGTACCACCTTCGTTAGGTCCAGCAGAAAAGTGCATTGTGTCTACAGAACTTTTCCAGTTACCACCCCAACCAAGACCATGTTTTTTAGCCATAGCACTAACGTCTAGTGCACCGAAATTATCTGTGCCATAACCAAATGGATATTTGTTGTTTTTTAAATTACTAGATTCTTGTCCTGTGATTTTGTTAACAATTCTACCATCAGGCGTACGAATGAGCATAGGATTTTGATCGGGATTGATGTCAATCGCCATACCTTTTCCGTGCCATCCTGGGCGATTACTATATCCCCCGATTCCACCTCTTTTGATTTTATATCCAGAAGATTCTAGCTCATCAACAAACCCTTTGAAATTTTGAGCATATGGAGCAGCAACTTCATATGGTGTTCCGCTAGGTGTTGTTAACTTCACCATTCCAGCTGTACTAGATGGCGTGCCTGGAGGAGATGTACTGCCTCCTGGAACGCCTCCAGGAGTTTGTCCCTGATCTTGTGGAGCAGTAGAAGAAGGTGGAGCTGTCGTAGAAGGTGTTGTAGGTGAAGTTGGAGTTGCTGGTGAAGCTCCACCACTAGAAGTAGAACCACTAGTAGGAGCTGAAGGATCTGTTTGTGTATTTCTGGTGACCATCTGCTTCACTATACTCGCAGCTAATCCTATTCCGCCTCCAATAATAGACGCTGCCCTATTTTGGCGTTTTTCTTTTTTCTCACGAGCAGATTTCATACGTTCTTGACGAGCCTTTACATCAGCTGGTCTTGAGAATCGCGCTTTTCTGTAAGGAGTTTTAAGATTATCTAGCTTGGATAATTTAGAAGCTCCTACAGACTTGGATAAAGTTTTTGCGGTTTTAGTAGGTCCTACTGCTCCTGCTGATCTCGTGGCTGATTTTTTTCCTGTAAGAACTTCCATAACCTTTTCTTGCATTTCATCATTTTGAGAAATGAAATTGCGAACAATCTTGTCGTGTTCGTTCGTTAAATTTTGAATCGTGTTATGAAATGCTGAGAAAACTACAGGAGACTTTAGATAAACCATATTATCGACCACTATCAAACGATTAGTTCTGGTCATAGTTTTATTGATTTCGCCTTCTAGCTCACGAAATGATTTCGGCACAATAGCTTTCTTAATCTTTTGTGCCATTGCTTTTCTTTCGCCAAATAGTTTAGCGAAAGTTTCTGGTGCAGGAACTCCCTCACTATCAACAACAGTTCCGTCTGGAGCATAATAGTATTTCGTTTTACCAAAAGACCCAGCTACGTCTTTAAGTGATTTCTTACGAGTTTTAGCAGGCGAAACAGGAGTAGATGTTTCAACAGGCGCAGTTTCTTGTGGAGGTGGAGGTGGAACAAGTTGTTGCGCGACCTGCTCTTTAGCTCTAGCACCTCCCTTTTCCAAGATAGCGCGAAGGATATCTTCGTTTGATTCCTTTTTTTCTGCCATTTACTACCTTTTTTCTTGTTCTTTCTTTAACTCTTCTAGATATTCAACAAGCATATTAACGTAGATATCCCTCTCCCAAGGCATCATTCCTTCAATGTCACTCAGTGAGTATTTGTGATACTGCATCATAGCAAAGTTAGTTTGATAATAATTCGCCAACGTATTATGAGAGAGGACTATTAAAAAAAATCAGATAAACCTTCTAATGTTACTGTATCTTCTTGACCACAACCCTTACAATTATATTTAAATGTATGTTTTAGCTTAGGCATAGTCTCAATGAATTCCATGATTTTAGCAAACTGCGTATTATTCAAAGACTCAATGAAATCGATAGAATCTTGTAGATTATCAGGGTCGTATACATTGTCAATATCGTAAACTGAAACTACACACTTAGCAAGCATTTCCATTTCATCAGAACCAGCTGACACTAGTTTCACGTCATTGAATGTAGGATAACGCATAACAATACCCATAATGTCGTCTATTTGAATTTTATTAGTATGGTTTTCTGTTTTCTCTACTTTCACCTGCTCTAGATTAATTTCTATTGGAGTAACAGCTTCACAAACGATTCCTTGATAATTTTTACCTCCCGTATGACGATATTCTAGCTTGACAATTTCACCAATTGATTTGGCGCGAATATTTAAGAAAATATATTCTAGGTCAAAATACGGTAGCTTATCAACATCAATTTCAGTATCGGTAACACATGAAGAAATAACATCCTTAACTGCATCAATCATATCGTTAGGATCATCAGACTGCGCTGCCATTAACAACGCCTTTTCTTCTTTTACTACAAATGGTCTAAAACGTACTCGTTTTCCGTTAGATGGTATTTCTAATGCAAATGTAGGAGTAGCCAGTTTAGGTAATGCCATAAATTCACCTCAATGTTATATGTTACGGCGCAGGGCCGTATACAGGATTATCTTTTATAATTTGCGCCATATCTTTTTTAGTTTTTTCTTGTGTACTAGCGGCAGATGAATTCCATTTTTTGTTTTCTTCTATAGAATATCTGTATTTTATTTCCACTTGTAACTTGGCATATCCTTCATCACCCCACGACATAGCAATATCATGAACAGAAATAGGATAAGCTTCATTCAATAAAATTTTGGTCTGTAGTTCAAATTGGTTAGTACTATCAGGGCCATTTGAATAAGAATATTGATTGATCTGTATAGTTCCAATCCCGTCCTGATAGTATC